AAAATTCATACTAAAAGAAAGATATCTTTTTCTTTCGTATCACTTTTGAAAAAAACCTAATATTTATAATAAAGAAAACGATAAAGTAAATAACATAAAACAAAAAAACAAAACTATGCCAACAAAAGTATTCGTAAGTCCTGGGGTATACACATCTGAGAAAGACTTATCATTCATAACACGTCAAGTAGGTGTTACAACATTAGGGTTAGTTGGGGAGACAACAATCGGTCCAGCATTTCAACCTATATTTGTAAGCAACTACGGAGAGTTTCAATCTTTCTTTGGTGGTCAAAACGCTACAAAAATTAAAGATACTGGAGCTCCAAAATATGAGCTACCTTATATAGCTAAATCATATTTATCACAATCAAACCAATTATTCGTAACTAGAGTATTAGGTTTAAGTGGATATGATGCTGGTAAAGCATGGGGTATTACTCTAGATGCTGCATTAGATTCATCTACTGTTGCTACTGGTGCGACAACTTCTTATCCAGTGTTGATTAGCTTTACAGCTACATCAGCAAACACTAACGTAACTTTGGTTAGTGCTGACCCACTTATGCAACAACTTATAGATGATGGTACATTGTCATCTAATTTAGCTACTATTTCAATTGGAGTTGTTGGTGGTGCTGGTAGTGCTACTACTGTGCCAGCTACTTACAAGAAAATTGGTACAACATTCAGTGGTGTTTCTACAACATTAATTTTAACAGCTAAAGGTACAACTGGTGCTGGTGCATATATTACTGGTACAACTAGTGGTGTAACTACTTATTATAGTGGTACTGGTTATTCAGATGTTGAAAACGTACTAGTAGCGTTATTACGTTCTAGAGGTGGTATCGATTTAGATACACAATTCCCAGCATTTGAGGTTACTGGTGCAACTGGAGTTGTATTTGACCCTACACAAACTGGTGCAACTACTAATCCTTTAGGTGATTTTGCTTTGACTGGTGTTTCTACAACACAAGGTGCTTTTAATTACCAAATGTCTTTAGATAAAACTAAGAAAAATTATTTACCTAGAGTATTAGGAAGAACAGTTCCAGATGGTAATACAGCTTTATTTGCTGAAGAATTTTTCAATAATATGTTTGAAGCTTTTAATACTGAGAACAAAGTTAGAGGTGTAAAACAAACAGTTATTAATTATGCTAATGAATATTCTGATTACTTAAAAGAATACCAACCAGCTGTTACTCCTTATGTTGTATCAGAATTACGTGGTACTAAAGTGTTAAGATTATTCAGATTCTGGACTATCTCTGATGGTAATGCTGCAAACGAGCAATTTAAAATATCTATTAGAAACATTAAATTAGACACAAAAGAATTTGATGTTGTAATTAGAGCTTACTATGATACTGATGCTCAACCAACTGTATTAGAATCATTCTCTAAATGTTCTATGGACCCAACTTCAAACAACTACATTGCTAGAAGAATAGGTACATTAGATGGTATTTATCCTTCTAAATCTTCTTATGTGTTGATTGAAATGGATGATACAACTGACACATCAGATGCGTTCCCAGCTGGTTTCATTGGATTCCCAATCAGAAATTACCAACTTAATAGTAATACTAGTGTTAAAACACCTAATTTAACATATAAGCAAACATACGATGCTTTTGAAAATAAACGTAAATTCTATTTAGGTTTATCTGAAACTGTAGGTATTGATTCTGACTTCTTTGATTACAAAGGTGTACCTCAAACAACAAGCCCAAATATGTGGACTGGTTTAACTAACGGTTTCCACATGGACGTTGCTGCTACTGGTGCTACAATTGATAACGTAACAGTTACAATAAACTCTACTGGTGGTACTTATTCTCCAGTATTCTTATTCGACACTGGTAATGCTCAATTTAGAACTGAATCTGGTGTTATGAATACTGATTATGAAAAAATCTACTCTCGTAAATTTACATTTGCACCTTACGGTGGTTTCGATGGATGGGATATTTACAGAACTAGAAGAAGTAATTTAGATTCATTCTTAATAAATGGTACTTTAGGTGCTAAAGGTTTAACTAGTGGTGCTTTCTCTAATAGAACTCTTTCTAACGGAGATAGAGGTATTAACTCTGATTACTATGCTTACTTAGAAGCTATTTGGACATTTAAAAACCCAGAAGCTGTTAACATTAATGTGTTTGCAACTCCAGGTATTGACAATGTTGACAATACTAACTTAATTGAAGCTACAATCGATATGGTTGAACAAGATAGAGCAGATTCATTATATATCATGACAACACCAGATTTAGATGGTGGTGGTGATGTAATGACTGTTGAAGATATAACTGATTTCTTAGATGGTATGTATGATAGTAACTACTCATGTACTTACTGGCCATGGATTCAAGTAAATGATACTGAAAATAACGTATATATCTTTATGCCACCTACACGTGACGTAGTAAGAAACATTGCGTTAACAGATAATATAGCATTCCCATGGTTCGCAGTTGCTGGTATCCAAAGAGGTGATGTTGATGCGATTCAAGCTCGTAAAAAACTTACTCTTTCTGAGAGAGATGTGTTATACGAAAACAGAATCAATCCAATCGCTACTTTCACAACTGACGGTATCAAAATTTGGGGTAACAAAACTCTACAAGTTAAAGACACAGCTCTTAACAGAATCAACGTTAGAAGATTGTTATTACAAGCAAGAAAACTTATTTCTGCGGTTGCTATCAGATTGTTATTCGAACAAAATGATAACGTTGTAAGAAATCAATTCTTAGCACTTGTTAACCCAATCTTGGATAACATTAGAGCTCAAAGAGGTTTAACTGATTTCCGTGTTGTTCTTTCAAACGACCCAGAAGAAATCGACAGAAACCAATTGACTGGACAAATCTTCTTGAAACCTACAAGAGCATTAGAGTTCATCCAATTAGAGTTCGTAATTATGAATACTGGTGCGTCATTCGACAACATCTAATCATAACTAAAATTAAAACATTAAAGCCCTCAAATGAGGGCTTTTTTGTTTATTGGATATATTTATGTATAAAAGAAATTATGGCAAAAATTAAAATAACTAGAGAACAATACAATAAATTAGTTTTAGCTGAACAAAAAAACAGACAAAACAAGTCTAACGACATATTAACTGAAAGCATAAATAAAAATGCTCAACTTTTAGAAGAAGGTTGGAAAGAAGTTGTTTTGGGTATTTCGATGCTTATGGGTTTAAATTTAACTGGTCAAAATAGCGTAGCTGCCGAAAAAGCTCTGCATGATGCTAACGTTATGAGACAAATAGAAGCTACACTTGAAGATAAATCTAAAACAGATGAATTGGTAAAAGTTATGCAAGAAAAAGGTATGAAAGACCCTTCTGCTATGTTGGCTAAAAATGCAGAAAATATTGTTAAAAGATATAATGAAGTATCTAATGATGATGATATGAACATTAAATTAGGTGTAGTTACTGTACATAATTTAAAAGCATTAGAAGGAAAGTTAAAACAAGGTTATGCAGTTAAATCAGCTGAAATGTCAACAGATACGATAAAAAGTAAAAAAACACCTAGTGTAGTTGTAGTTAAAGATACGTTAAGCGTTGATATGGGTAATATGCAGAACTTATTTGATACTGGTGGGTTCAATCTAACAGAAGATGGTAGACAAGCCATAAAAGACGCTATTGAATCAGTTATTTCTCAAGGTGGTAAAATTTTAAGTGTTGAAATTGAATCATCAACAGATGCTGAAAGTATGCCAAGTTTAAGAAGCAAAGAAGACCCAACTGGAAATATTAAATTATCTAATTTAAGAACAAAAAGCGTTAATGATATCGTTGCTGGTTTGGTATCTGATGCAGCAATAACAAGTAGAGATATACCTAATAATGGTTCTGACGTTGTTAGTGCTGAAACTTTCAAAAAAGCTGCAACTAATAAAGATGCGTTAGCTAAACTTAGACAACAAACAGCTGAATTTAGATATGTTAAATTAAATATTGTAGCTCAATTTACTGTAGAAAGTGAAGACCCAGAACCAAAAGCAGACCAAATTATAAAAAATTATAGATTTGAAGTTGTTAAGATGTATGAAACATCTTCTGGTGGTAAAAAAATGGGTGGTAAAAAACCGCAATTTAAAAAGAAACAATTTAAGTGTAAACTTAAAAAAGATAAAACACATGTTGCTGACTGTTTTACATTTTAATTAAAGTCAGCAACACAGTAAAAATCAACAAGGTAGTGACTTTTTATATTTTTAAATTTAACAACTTGGCCGTTTACGACAACTTCGTTTGATTTAAACTTAACATTATCAATAACGATATCAAAACCAATGTTTGTGTAATCACCCAATAATATACTTTTATGGTTGGGTGATTTATCAAATAAATACAAGCAGTATAATTTAACATATTTAACAGCATTATCTTCTGTTTTTGGTTCTTCATATGTCATACCCATAAAAGTTTCAACAAAAACAATAAAATCCAATTTTGTATCAACGGTAGATGGTAAGTGTTCACCCATAACAGCAATTTCTGATGCTTTATGTGAGTGACTAAGACTATCGTTAGCTATAATGATTTTATTTTGTTCAATAGCTATTTTTGTTAAATCGTTTGATGTTACAAAAGGTTTTTTACCACAGTGTTTTCTGTAGATATTGATGTAGTTTAACATTTCAGTATCTTGAGCAAACAAAGTGTTTGATAATAAAGCGATAAATATTAATAATTTTTTCATACTTCAAATGTAAATAAAAAAATTGATATATCAAAATTATTCGCAATTTTTTTCTAAAATATTATAAATAATATCTATAATTTCTGGAACACCATATTTTTCTCTCCATTCACCTTCTTCTAAATTTAAAGAATTTATATGGTTACCATATAATTCATATAATTTATCACTATGAATTAAACAATTAATGTTATATTCTAACAGTATTGAGACAATTGTTGCACAAACCATTTGACCGCTAATATGTGTAATCCAATCACATTCATCAGTTAAATTATCAATTGCTATATTGTATTTTTCTAAAAGTTCTTCTTTTGTTATATTTAATTTTCCCATAATATTTCAAAGCTACTTAAATTTTTATTGAAAAACAAATTATTTTCATATTTTATCATATTTATAGATAAAGAAATTAATTTTTTAAGAAATAAAATAAATCTTATCATATTTATATAGAAATAAGAATAAACTTTAAAAACAAATAGAACATGGCTGATTTATTAATGAAAATGCCCCTACCTTACGAGCCTAAGAAAAAGAATCGTTGGTTAATTACATTCCCAGCAGATTTGGGTATTCAACAATGGTGGTTATCATCTGCATCAAGACCTTCAATAACACAGAACGAAGTTGAGATTCCGTTCCTAAATACATCTACTTGGGTAATCGGTAGATTTACATGGGAATCAATCGATGTAACTTTCCGTGACCCGATTGGTCCTTCTGCGGCACAAGCAATTATGGAGTGGGTTCGTTTACATTCAGAATCTATTACTGGTCGTCAAGGTTATGCAGCTGGTTACAAACGTCCAGTTGAATTAGAATTACTTGACCCAACTGGTGTTGTTATCGAAAAATGGTTGTTGGATGGAACAATGTTAACAAACGTTGGATTCGGTGACTTATCAATGGATGATGACGGTATCGCTGAGATTACTGCAACATTACGTTTCGATAGAGCTATCTTATTATTCTAAGAAATCATGGCAAAGGCGAAAAAAGAAGGTAAACCTAAGAAAAATAGGGGTAACCTAGTTAAGCGTTTAAATATGATTGCTAAGAATCAAGAATTACTAAAACAATACGAAAATAAATAACATTAAAACCTAGGTAACTAGGTTTTTTTGCTTTATTTAAACTATTTATAATAAAAATATTATGAGAAGATTTGACAAAAAAAACAAAATAGAAAAAGCTAATTTATTGGCTGAACAAAGATATTTACAATCTAAAGGATTAGTTAACGAAATGATTAGTGGTCCACAAAAAACTGATAGTGATATTGATGAGTTAGCAAATGAAATAATAAAAAATGCTGCTGGTGATGAAGCTAAAGAAAATCAACTAATTATTAAAACAGCTGCTGGTGATGAAGAAATTCAACGTAGATTAACAAACAGAATATCCAAAATTAAAAATAATTAATATAAAAACCACTTTAACGAGTGGTTTTTTTATTTTATATAATTTCTATTTACAAAAAAAATTATTCATCTATATTTATTTTTAAAGTTATAACGACATTAAATAAGTTTTAATATGGATAAAAAACCAGTAGTATTCCCTAAAAAAGAAACAACAACTTCAGTTCCTCTAACGGAAGAAGAAAGAATAGCACAATTTGAGGCTGAAAAAAAAACAGTTACAAATTACATTTACGAACAATCTAAAACACCGCCACCATCTCATGAAGAAGCACCAGAAAACTACAATGTTAATGGTCATGCAAACGCTGTTGAAATGATGAGATATAGAACTCAACAACAATTAAATCAAGTTGAGCAAGCTGGTATGGTACAAGACCCTTCGTTAGCTGAAAAACAAACAGCTAGAGTTGTAACTCAAAATTCAACAACAAATAAAACTGATGAACAGATGAGACTTCGTGATGAACAAATTAGAATCAATAACGAAAACATACAAAGATATCAACAACAAGCTAATCAAGCTTCGGCTAGAAATAACCAAAACCCAGAAACACAAAATGGGTTATACACACCTAATCCAACAAATAATATGAATCAAAATGTACAAGGTGCACCAAATAATTACAATAATAATTATGTGCCACCAACACCACCATCTCAACCACCAGTAAATAATACTATGGAATATGGTAAAAACCCATCAAATATAGACCCTTATATTTTGGAATTAAGTCAACCTAACTATAACGCACCGTTTGATGTTATTCCGTTGCCTTCAAAAGGTAAGTTATATAGAAATAAAAAAGCTAACATTAGATTAGCTTATATGACAACTGCTGATGAAAATATTCTTACAAGTCCAAACTTATTGGAGAGTGGTGAATTCTTGGAAATTATCATAAATAGAAAAATTTTGGAACCAGAATTAAGATATAAAGACTTAACTGTTGGTGACCGTAATGCTATTATGATTTGGTTAAGAGCAACTGCTTATGGTGAAATGTATCCAGTAACTTTGTTAGATGAAAATGAGGTACCATTTGATACTGAAATTAATTTGAATGAATTAAAAAATATTGAATTGGGTGCTGAACCAGATTCTGATGGTTATTTTGATTTTAAATTACCAGTTTCTAAACTTGATATAAAATTTAGAATGTTAACAGTTGGTGATGTTGAAATTTTAGAAGAAATGGTTGAAAAGGACCGAACTAATAAAGTTCCAGTTAACAACACATCAACATATAAAATGGAAAGACAATTGGTTGAGGTTAATGGAAATAGGGATAAAGGTTACATTAGAGATTTTGCAAATTCTATGAGAATTGCTGATGCAAAAGCTTTAAACGATTACATTGAAAAAATAGAGAGTGGCATCGACTTAAACATAGAGGTGACGACCCCTGGAGGTGGGTCTATTGCCACCTTTCTTCCGCTTAACGTCAGCTTTTTTTGGCCTAACTTCCGAGTATAAGGTACCGTTATTAGAAGAGATTTATATTTGTACTCAATATTTAAAAGGTATGACTTATAATGATATTTTAAGTATGCCAACATATGAGAGACGATTTTTCTTAGGAATGTTAACTAAAGAAGCCAGAGAAAAACAAGAAGAGGCTGAAAAATTGAGAGAAGAAGCTCAAAACAGAGCGAAAGGTTCAAAAGGTCAGAGGTCTACTAGAATATCTGGTGAGTCATTAAAAAATAAAATGAAATCTGGTGAAATACCTACAACATAATTAAATACCCACTATTAAACGTGGGTATTTTTGTTTTGCTAGATATTTATAACAAAAACCCTTTATATGAATAAAAAATTAATCATAACTGAACAACAATATAAAAAATTAAAATTTTTTCTATTAGAATCAACTTTTGATGAAATGGCTAAAAAGGTCATAAAAAATGGTGATACCATATCTATTACAACACAAGGTAAAAAATTAAATTTTGTAGTTGTTGATAATACTAATGGTCAGATTTTAATGGATGTTAGCGATAAAAATAGTGATTATTTTGGTAGAAGAGCTTTTTTAACTTTTAATTCATTTAATGATAATAAATTAGAATTAAATTTAGCAAGTGAAAAACAAAAAGAAGAAAACCCACCACAATTTAAAACTTGGGCGAAATGGACATTAAAAGATGTTGAAGGAATAAACGTTTCTAGAGATGGAAAAGTAATAGACGGAACAAATTATGACCCTAATAGTGAAGAAAATAAAAAAAGAAAATCTAGATTTATTGAAACTATAGCAACGTTGGGTGAAGGTGATGCTATTTCAATAGAAACTGAAGGTAAAATAGGTACAATTATTTTAGATTATATAAATAAATCAAACGGTTTCGTTAATTTTGAATTATCTGAAAAAACAAAAAATGCGTTAGGTAACGCTAATATAACTGGTGTTGATATATCTTTGGATGAAAGTAATATAGAGGTAAATGAAAATGGATTGTTGAGTTTGAGTGTCGTTACTTATGAAACACAAGATGGTAATGTACAAAAAAAGGAATCAAAAATTCAAAACATTAAAAATGTTAATGTTACTAATTCAGAAGATTCAGAAAATTCTGAAGAATCAGAAGATTCTGAAGAATCAGAAAATGAAGGAGATGGGAAAAGAAAATCTAGATTTATCGAAGCTTTGGCAACGTTAGGTGAAGGAGATGTTGTTCATCTAGGTATAGCTGGTAAAAACGAACCAATATATTTAGATTATTTGAATAAATCTAATGGAGTTGTTAATTTTGAATTGTCTGAAAAAACAAAAAATGCGTTGGGTAACCCCAATATAACTAGTCTTGATATATCTTTGGATGAAAGTAACATTGAAGAGACAAAAGAGGGTAATCTTAATGTAGGTGTAATTACTTATGAAACAAAAGATGGTAATATTGAAAAGAATAAAACCAAAATTCAAAACATTAGAACTGTTAACATAAGCAATGCTAAAGATTCAGAAGAAGAAAAACCAGAAGAAGAAGATAATGAACCAGAATTAGATGCTCAAAAAATATACGATATCATAACTGGTGATACTCAATTAAGAAACGCATTTTATAAAAGACCTAGTTTTTGGAAATCGTTTACAGCTGAGTTAAAAGGTGAAAAACCAAAAACAACTGGTTATACTGTAGTTCAAAACCTTATAGATGATTATATTAGTGGGGAAGGAGAAAAAAGATTGGGTAAAAATTTCATAAAAGAAAAAAACATTAAATTTAGACCATTGGATAATATATTAATTAGGTATGTTGAAAATGGAGAGAACAAAGAATATAGATTAAATAAAAATCAAGAAATAACTAATATGAGATATATTGGTGGTAAACCTACTGATGGTTCTAAATATAATTTAGAATTAGTAAATCCAGATATTGATGTTATAATTAAAGAAAAAACACAAAGAGAAAATACATATGTTTGTGATGTAATTAAAAAATATACTGAAAAAGTTACCGATAAAAACGGTAAAGTAAAACAAATAACAAAATATTCAGAACCAGCAAAAGATATAACTATAGAATTTATTGATTCACTTGGTTATAGAGTTGATAAGTAATGAGTTAAACATATAAATAATGGCTAAAAAAACACAACAACAACAAGCTGAAGAAGCAAGAGAAGCTGCAAGAGAAGCTCTTAAATTAGTTCAAGAAGAAGCTAAATTAAGAGAACGTATGAATAGCGGCTATGATTCATATATCACTGCTGTAAAAGAAGCACATGCTCTTCAAGAAACACTTCTAGAAAATCAAAAAATAGAAGCTGAAATTCAAAAAGTCATCAACACTAAAAAACGTGATGGTAAAGATTTAACAAAAGAAGAATTAGCTGCTGAAATTGAAAAATTAAATATAATTCAAAAACAAAACAAACTACTTGGTAAACAAGTTGCTTTATATAAACAAGCAGCAAAAGAAGCCAATGTAGGTGCGATGGCATTAGGAAAATCTTTAAAAGGATTAAAAGATGTTGTTACTAGTTTACCTGGAGTTGTTGATAGAGCATTTACTAAAATAAAAGGGTTTGGTATTTTCGAAATGGATAAAGCAATGAAACAAACTGCTTTATCTATGGGTGTTTTATCAAAAGAAAGTGGTGGTATGAGAACTACCATAACAAACGTTGCTAAACAAACTACAATGATTGGTGTTGGTTTAGCTAAAGTTGCTAAATTACAAGAAGATTATAGTTACAATCTAGGTAGAAACGTTTTACTGAATGAGAAAGGGTTAAAAGCTATGGCTCAAATGTCAGTAGTTACTGGGTTAGGTGCTGAAGGTACTGCTCAGATGGCTGCTGATATGGACGTAGTAGGTCTTAGTGCTGAGCGTACTGGTCAATTTGTTAACGAAACATTGAAGAGTTCACATAAAATGGGTGTAAATGCCACAAAGGTAATGAAAAACCTTGCTGGTAACTTTAAAATGTTGAATAAATATCATTTTAAAGATGGTGTTAAAGGATTAGCAAAAATGGCTGAGTTGGTTACAAAATTAGGTGTTGATATGGAAGCTGCGTCTGGTTTTGCGGATAAATTGTGGGATGTTGAAGGTGCTGTTGAAATGTCAGCTCAATTAAATGTAATGGGTGGTGCATGGGCTAAAATGTCAGACCCTTTCCATTTGATGTATATGGCTAGAAATGACATGGCTGGGTTAACAGAAGAAATAGCTAACGCAGCAAAAGAAAGCGTTACTTTCAACAATGCAACTGGTGAATTTGATATGTCAACAGAAGGTATGCATAAATTAAAAATCATTGCAGAACAAACTGGTCTAGCATATGAAGATTTAGTTACTATGGGTAAAAATGCCAAAAAGTTTGAGAAAATTGAATCACAATTAACATTTAGTGTTGGTGGTGGTGAAGAAGGTAAAGCGATGAAAGATTTCATTACCAGTAAAGCAATGCTTAACAAAAAAGGTGAAGCAACAATCATGATTGATGGAAAAGAACGTTTAGTTAAATCACTTACTGAAGCTGATAAAAGTTTAATCAAAGCTCAAATAGCACAAGAAGAAGATATGCAAAAAAGAGCTGAGCAATCTAGGACTTTTGATGAACAGTTAACATATTTTATTGACCAATTAAAAATTTATTTATTACCAATGTTAACTGGTATCAATAAAATGATGCCAAAATTAGATAGTTTAGTTGACAAATTCAATGATAAAGGTGGTTGGGGTGAAAAAATAGAAGCCTTTGCTAAAACTATTGGTGACCTTATTGGTGCTGTTGGAGGTTGGATTATCGAACACCCTAAATTAACAGCCGCTATTATAGGATTTACAAAAGCAATGCCACTTATTATGGGTGGTATCAAATTATTAGGTGGTATATGGGATACAATTAAATGGTTTAAAAATGGTATTGCATTAGGTGAAGGATTCAATACTGTTGCTTCTGCTGGTGGCGGTGGTGGTAGTATGGTTGATAATGCTATGGATATGGCTGGTAATGGTAAAGGTAAAGGTAAAGGATTTAGTTTTGGTAGAACTATGAAAGCCTTAAAAGGTGGTTTCAAACAAGGTGGTGTAAAAGGTGCTTTGAAAGCTGGTGGAAAATCATTGTTTAGACAAGGTAAGGGGGCTATGAAAATAGCTGGTTCAGCTTTAAAATCTGGTGGTAGTACAGCAATGAAAGGTCTTAAAATGGGTGGTAGAGTTGTTAGTAAATTTGCTAAAATTTTAGCACCATTAGAAGTTATAAAAGACCAATTTGACTTTTTTAGTGATGAAAAAAGTAGAGGTACTGGTTTAGGTGGATGGGCAGAATCGTTAGGTGGTTCTGGAATGAGTTTAATTGATTGGATTCCTGGAATTAACCAATTGACTGAAGCTATTGGGATAGGTGTTAATAATATGGAAACAGATAACTTATCAAATGCTAGGGCTATATATAGAAAAAATCATCCAAAAGCACCAACAGTAATACCTAATGCAACTTTAATAAATGACATTAGAAAAAACCCAGAAAATTATAATTCTGAAATCGTTGAAGATATTGAAGATGTTACAGCACAAGATGTTCAAGATGGTGTTGCAAAACCTGGACGTGGACCTTTTACAATTACTGATAGATTTGGTGCTATGGCTAAAACACACGCAAAAGATGGGTTATATGCTGGTCCAGATGCTGGTTCTTCTCGTGGTGGAACAATAAAACATGAATTTGGAAACCTTAATATTAGTGGAACTATTAGATTAGAAAGTCCAGGAGGTAAAGCTTTAGACATTGATATAGCAAATGACCAACATTTTAGAAGACATATAACCAGGATGGTTCAAGAAGAAACTAAAAAACAATTTAATTTAGGTAAACCAGTAGGATAATAAATAATTGATAATCAATATATTATAAAATATTTTTAATTTTTTTTATAAAAACATTGATTTTTTAATATTT